GCTCCCGGTGGGGAGCGATGGGGAGAAGGTCTCCGTAAGGAGTAAGGTATTTACCAATGGACATACCCAGGGTACTCTCATTCCTGGTCATTTGAAGATAGCTCTGAGCCCATTCGGTAAGACCTTCAAATATGGTAGCGCCGGAAAAAACAACAGGCCGCTTGGCATACCTGGTGACTTGGATAGCCCAGGTCCCAAAAGCAGATTCCGTTAAATTACCAGCGATATCCGTGCTGTAATAAGCGCCGATAGCAGGGTCAGTCATTCCACCCATAAACCATTGCTCATAAGTATTAAGACCAATGGTAGAAGAGCCGTGAACAAGGCCCTGGGCCTGGCGAGCTTTAAGACCAAAGAAAAGGTTTTTCTCCATTCCAAAAGCGTGGTCTACGCCGCGCTCAAACTTCTGCTTGTCCCACTCAGAGACACCGCGATAGTTGAGGTGCTTGGCAGTAGTCGTCATTCCCATCGGGGTCTGAACAATTTGCACATAGTTGGAGTGCAGGGTAGGCTGCTCGGACTTTATAATCCCCCGGTTTGTGCCACTCTCGAAAGAAGTTGATACCAGGAAGATAGTTTTAGCACCATTAAAAGTTGGAGTTGCCCCATCAACAGTTGCGCACTGGACGGTCGTTCCACCCTGGGGGGCAGCCGTCACATAAAACATCTGCGTGATACTGTCTGCCGGTATCATAAAAATGTCACCCTCAGCCATTCGCCACATATCGGACGCGCCCAGGGTAAGAGTACCGGTAGCAGCACCGGCAAAAGAGGAGTCGGTAGCGGCAACGGTGTCAGCCTTGCGCTCTTGGGTCCACCACTGGTGCTCCATCCGACCAACCGCTTTCTTTTTCAGTTTGGACAAGAAACGCAGCAGCAGCGTCTTGTCTACATTGAGATAATCAATAACATCGTCAATCTGAACCCTCATTCGTCCTGAAGGTAAAATCTGTGAACCGGAGGTATATTCTCCTATTACGCCTTGTAAACCCATAGTTTACTCCTTTTTTTATTTTAGTTAAGATTTGGCAAAGTTGTCAAAAAACTTGTCTAAGACAGTAGTTTCTTTTTTGGGCGCCATAAACTTATCCTTCCACGCCTGAGCTTCGGTTTTCTGCCGCTTTGCCTGCTCGGCGGGCGATAAAGATGTTTCATAATAAGGCAAGCGCCGTGCCTTTTTTTTACCTACACCAGCAATTTTAATTGCAGTTTCGAGAGCGCCTTTGGGGTCTTTGTGTTTAAACTCCGGGGTAAGATTGTCAAGGACATTCTTTACCTTGTCCGAAGCTCCGTTTTTTTTCCAGTCCACATCGTACTCCATATTAATTTGCTCCATAGCAGATTGCGCTTGTTCCTCAATCCGCTCTGTATGCCGCTTACTCTCAACGCCAGTGATAGCGTTATTGACAACCTGTTCAACAAAGCCAGTAGGGTCCGTATCAAACAGAGCCTCAAGTTGCTGCCGTTTTTCTTCCGGGTCAACGTCCTTAGAGTTGGGATTAAAAACTTCACCGATTTTCTGGAAGTTTTGTTTTAAGCCCTTATTCTCCTCGGCCATCTGACGTATCAACTCCTGATTGTTCTTGTTCTGATTTTTCACGTGTTCAAGTTCTTTTGCTAAATCAATCTCTCCCTTCTTAGCCTGGGGCTCGCCTCCTTTCTTAGAAGGCTCCTCCGTTGCGGCTGAGGCGCCGGGATTTAACATTTCATCATAAACACCTGTCTCATCATTAAAGTTGTCGTCCAGGTAATCATCATCAAAATTGGTCTTTGGCATAATTGTGTCCTCTTTAAATTAAATTAATGACTGCGCGATAGCTTGCTCTTCCGGGCCGAGGGGAGTGGCCGGGGCCGGCTCTACCGGGGGAGGAACCTCTTGGGCAACAGACAACAGGTAAGTGCCGTCCTCTGCGCGGTCGTCAATCTGAAAAGTAATACTGTCGCCTATCTCCAGGTCGGCCAGTTCGGGAATGTCCTCTGCCGTCATTGGAACGCCGGAAGTAGCTCCGGTCTCAGGCTCAATTTCGGTGAGATTTTCTTCGGGGATTTCCCCAACAGGGACCTCGACCTCCGCTTCAACAGGTATCTCAGCACCAATAGGCGCTTCTTCGACAACACCTAACTCATCAATAGGTGCGCCACCGGCTGCAATTTCTTCATCTGTATAACCTATTCCTTCGGGCATTTTAGACCTCCTCGGTATGTTTTTTATCTTTTATTTTTTCCAACGTCTTTGAAATCTTCTTAGCGTTGATTTTTGCTTGATTAATAAGTCCCATATAAGCGTCATGCTTTGCTTTGCGGGCGCGTATTTCAGCGGCCAATGAAACCGGGTTATTTAAGACCTCTGGTGTAATGTCTTTAAGGGTATTACATTTTTCCGCAAGCCGGACAATATTTTCACAAAAATGCTTCCAGCCATCAAGCTGGAAAAGCTCATCATACATCACCGCAATCTGCTCATCGGTGAGCTTCTCAGGAGGGTCAGTGATTATCTTGTCTTTCACAGCACTTGCTCCTGAGTTTTTGCAACACTGGCCGGGGTCGGAACGCCAGGGGTAGAGCCAACATTTTGCTGGCCGCCGGCCGCCTCAGCCTGAACCTGATTAACAATGGTCATAACTTGCTGTAAAAGCTGCGGGTTTGCCATCAGCTTATTAACAAAATCCATCGGGTTCTCAGGCGACATTAAGCGGTCAAGGTCAGGAACCCCAAAAACCTCAAGTATCCGCTTAACAAAAAGGGTCATATTGCCGCCGGCCTGCTGTAGCATAGGACCGAGAATACCGGCCATATTTGCCCATTGCGCCCGCTCGACTTCACGCCTGGTAGACAGGTCTTTGAGGCCGATGTCTACAACGTAATCAAGCTCAAGCTCTTCGGCGGGTAAATTGAGAAAGTCATTAAGAGCAGGATGGCGATTAAAAACTGCGCCTGGATTGTTCTGGACCAGGATAATAATTACATATTTGACAAACTCAATAAGGTCGTCAGCGACATTAAGCGCCAACAGATTAAATCTAAAAAGAGCGTTCTCCTGCCCAGTGTTAATACCGGCGGCTGTCTCAGGGGCGCCTCGGCCACCAGATTGCCCCATAAGAATGTCGGGGGTCCCGGCCGTTCCCTGCATTGACGCCATTTTTCTCTGTATCATCAGCTCTGCTTCATTAAGAACATTGTTGATTTTCATTGGCAGGACATCATTGGGAGTTTCGTCCCAGCCGATAGCATTGCCGTCACCGGCAAAAAGCTCTCCGAGGTCGATGTCTGCGTTCTTATTGTAGGTAAACAGGAGCTTAATTAGCATTTTGAAATTGTCCATCTGGAGAGACAACATTTCATTTAAGTCGCGGGCCTTATCGCCCATCAGCTGCGGGACACTCTTTCCGAGTAAAGACTTGGATTGACGCAGCGGCCGGATAGGGAACATCAGGCGCTTGCGTTTAGTGGGCAGCGTATTAATCTCGGCGCGAATAAGAGTACGCCGATTGGCCAGGGTGCAAATTACTTCCTGTATATCAGGCTCCCAGTCGGGGTCGCCAGGCTGGCCATCGGAAAAATCAACCACGCCATAATATTCAAGCAGCTCAACCTCGTCCGTAGCAGCTACGCCCTGAGATTTCTCCGGTTCAGTGGGGGTAGTATTGTCCTCAGAAAGAGAGCTATGCTTTGCTTCGTAGATGTCTCGGATTTTAGCGTCATCATCATCGCCGCCGGTAGATGCCTCAATCTGGTCCAGGTTACGATAAATCTCTTTGTTCTCATAAAGCTCATAAAGCTTCTTAGTTTTCTTTACAAAATAATCGCTGTTCTCCGGCTGAGAGGCGGTGGTATCAAACCAGACATCGAAAAATGTGAAAATGTCAAACTCAACCCGATGTCCCTCTACCGGTCCTCCATCGGCGTCCCGCCGGATTGTCGGAACCGGACGTAAATGCAGCCACGCCAGGCGGCCAGTCAGCGCCTCTTCCAGAAAATCCCTGGACCTGGCCCGCAGTTTAAGCCGGTCAAGCTCTTCCTGCACCCACTTCGTCAAGGTTTTTTCTATATCCTTGTACTTGTGCTGCTCGGTGTAAATCTTCAGGTAATTTTGTTCGGGGAAAAGGGTCTGAATGAGGCGCCCTATCATCGTCTGAATAAGGTCCCAGAGATAATTTTCTTTTATCTTGCTTTCATACTCTGCTTTCTCATCAATATCATCGTCTTTACCGTGATATTTTTCCTGCTCTTTGGCGACCTCTGTGTCGATGGTCTGCCGGGCGCGTTTTAAAACGTCAAAACGATTTGTAAGAAAAGAAGAGAGTTCGTCAATTTTTTCTTCGGGGAGAGTGTCGAGGAGATTATTACTCGCCTCCTCAAGCGGGGCGTCCTGCTCAGGATTAATGAGGTCTTGCTCGTCTATAGTTTGCTCAATTTCGGCCAAAATATCCCCTGAAAGTGTTCCGATATCAGCAAAAAGTGTTCCAATATCGGCACTTATAAAGAGGATTATATTCTATTTTATCGCAGAAATCAAGCGTTTGATTTTTTTTGGGGAAAATCCGAGAGATTTGTATGTTTGAATAAGGTCGTAATTTTTGCCCACATTGCTATATTTTTTGTAAAAAGGCAGCTTTTTATACCGTAATTCCTTCTGGATTGACGACTGTGTAGCCTTAATTGTCTTAAATCCAACAGGCTGGCGCAGCATTTTTTTTAAAAAAACTACGCCATATCTCCAGCTATCAACGCCATCATCGTCCCTCTTGACAGGCTCTTCCTTGTATTCCATCTCATCCGTGTCCATATCCGGGGGCTCCTGCCACCGGTAAGTCTGTACCTGATTATAGAGGTTCGGACACTCGTGGATATCCACAAACAAGCGCGGCGGTCCCAATGCAGGCTTAAGAAGGTCGTTTATTATCTGGATACCAGGAACAACCGCGTTGTTCGCCGGCGTAGTATGCACCCCATAATCCTTGCGTAGTATCTCTCGCGGGCGCACCCCGGATGTTTGGTCCTTTTTTGCGCTGGCCGGGTCAATAATGTTTTTATAATAGACATCCCTTTTAAGCTCTCGCTGGATAAGAAGGCCAACATCACCAGTCAGGAGCCCTTTTTTGAACATCTCACGGTACGTGTAGATGTTTGTGCCGTCCGTAGCCATAGAATATATCGCTGTTTTATGGGTAATCCCCAGGTCAATCGTAAGTATTTTGATTAAATTGGGCAGTTTTAAGACCTCTTCTGCCGATTTATGGTGGACCTCTGGGTTAAAATTATGGAACACCAGGCCGATATTTGCACTTAAATCGGTGCAATACACGTACCTATCCATCCAGGCTTCCGAATGAATAGCGGCCATATCCTCAATAAAGCCGTCCGGCAGCTCCGGGTTATCATCAGTAGGACATATCCAGTAAGCCAACCCGCTCGCCATCTCTTTGCCGCCGCGAACAATGATATCGTCACCGTCCCCTCCCTCCGGGCGGTCGCGCATAAACACCCGCCATAGCCAATTCCTGCCCTCCCAGTTCGCAGTAATCCACGAATGGAAAGAATGAGCCTTGACATCCGGGGGGTTCCTCATCCGGGACCAGAGAAAAGAGATTGTATCCGCGTATTTTGTGACGTCCGGGTCGTCCACGTGGAACCCGCAGATGTGCAGGCCCTTTAGTTTAGCCCGCTTAAGGGAAAGCGGCCTAAAAATAATGGTGCAATCATTTATCAGGACAATGGCGTTCTTCCCCCGCTCCTGGTAATACTTTTTAAGCAGGCCCGCCTTCTTACAGATTTTAAGGTAATCCTGCTGTAGCTCATCCTCAAGCGTATCCCACGTGTTCCTTGTCGCCAGGAACATATGGCCGGGGTTCCTCAGACAGTGCTCAAGGACCGCGTGTATCGTAGGGTAGGTTTTGCCGGCGCCGTAACCGCCGATAAGAAGTTTATGCTTTGCCCTGCTGGCGTGAAACTCTGCCTGCCGGCGGTTTATTGGCCGGTAGTAAGAAAGGTCAGCTGTTATCTGGGGGGTCGTCATTAACGGCCTCTACCGTAACTGCGTTCTGAACGCCCTGGCCGGCGTTGGTGTTGGGCAAAATAATATTGATTTTTTGCTCACCCTGGCCGGGCGCGGGGCCGTTGGGTTTAGTTAAAGCGCCCTGGCCCTGGGCCACGAGCTTAATGCAGCGGCGTATCTCAGCTACAACAGATAAACCTTCCCTGATATTAAGCGGCTTATAAATTGGCTCGCCGTTCTTATCCAGGCGCCCTGTATCTCTTCCCCGAGAAAACATCTCTTCAAGCCGTTGGAGCTGGACAGCCATTTTATCGTGAAGCTGCTGCTGGATGTGCTTAGGCTTAAAAGAAACCTGGTGGTAAAAGGTCGCCCACTTAACCGCGTTTTTTGCAGTACATATATTGCACTTAAACTTTTTGGCGAGCTGGTCATATGTGAGGTGCTTTTCAATATACGCCTTATAAATCTTAAGGTATCGCTGGCGCGTATCCGGGCGCAGCTTATCCCGGCGCGGTGGGGTGCTGTAATTCTCAACGGACGGCACGTAGTCCGGCTGGAAACTGTCAAGCTTGTTGGGGGAAGGAACCCGACGTAGACTTTTCTCTAAATCCTCAGACATTTACTCTTCCTCGAAATTAGAACAGGCGGTGATATATTTTTGCCGGTTCGGCGGCCCGGCAGAGAGCTCACATTTGGTGCAGGCGTCAACCTCAGAGAAGGCGTCCTTAAACTCGCTCTCAGTCATTGTCGAGAGATTGCCCATCTCGTCCTTGACGAAATAGGACCCGACCTCAACCTCAGCCGGTATCTCATCAGAGATGAAGAGCTCGACCTGGGGGATGTTCTCTGCGGTGTACTGGATGGCCTCGTAAACGGCCGGCCGCCGGATATATTTTTTTGTGCTCATACTGGCTCCACTGGTAAATTAATAAGGCGGGGTAATAAAACCCGGCGATGAACCCTATCGGCAATAACTCGCCGGTTTAGATAATCCCGCTGGCGGTCCTCTCCCATCTTCTCTAGCACCTCTCGCTCATCCTTCCAGGACCGCATTTTAGGGCAGGGGTGCGGGGGATAAAGCTCGTGCGGGATGAACCACTTAGGCTTGCTCACTCTGAGAGCTCCGTACAAAAGTCTGGGTTAGCGTCCCACCAATCAGGCATAGGCAGCGGGGGCTTAATCGGTTTGCTTTTTTTAATAATCTTTAAAAACTCAGGCTCATCGCCGGGCTTACGGTAATTAATTTTTTGGGAAAAATCAAGAGACTGCCAGGGGCCGCTTTGCCCCAGGGGCTTACTGTTGCGGGCTATCTCTATCATCCGGTATGTGCCGTCCCGGTCCGCGCCTGGGAAATAAACGTGATTAAATCGTCTTATCCAGTTCCGCTTTTGAAGCTCTCCACGAGTTTGCTGACAATGTAAAGTGGCAGGACTAATATCCAGATAATCGAGAATATTGCCATTGTAAAGATGGCGAACGCGGGGCCGGGGCAGTAGTCGCCCTTTGGCGGGGCAGACCTGAGCTCCACGCCATTCATCAAGTGGGGCGTCCTGGGCCGGTACTTTTTTTTTGGTCTTGCAGCCGATAAAACCAAAAACAGGTAAAGAGGCCAGGCCCCTTAAGAAATTGCGTCTGGTGGTCATAATACGTCCTCATTATTTATTTTTCGCTTCTATGAAGCGAAAGAATTAGCTGATTGGTGCTGGTGTCTTTATAGAGGAAACAGCACGGCCCAGGGCGTCCTTGTCCTCTTTAACGCCGGAGCGCACTGACGGCTTAGGCTGGCGCCGCCGCTCCTTCCCTTTAAGGTCCATAAAAAGCTTTTGCCTCTCACGCGGGCTCATCTTTTCAATCCTCGCCGCCCACCTCTCGTCCTGCTTGACCTTGTGGCCGGCCTTCTTAGCCTGCATTATCACCTGGTCCTCTAAAGCAAAGAGCTTGTCCAGGGCCTTTTTATCCGAAAGGGCCATCCTCTTGTTGGCCTGGATGGCGTCATAAGCGAGCTGGAACCCGGTCTTGCCATACGAGCCCTTTATCTCTTTGGGGGTAAACCCCTTGAGGGCCTTTAAAATGGTCTGGTAATGAGGGACCAGTTTTCCACCAGTCTGGTCAGTGGGGGTGTACGGATAAGAACGGTTAGCCCGCTTCGAGCTCATAATGTCCTCGCTCTTCGCAGCTTCCGACTTCGTGAACTTCCTTAAATAATCATCCCGCTTCTGGGCCTGCTGCCGGATGTCGTCCGGCGATAAAGTAAACTCAACCTTAATTCCTTCGGGCATTTTTTTGCCTCCTCTTTGTTTTTGGGTGAAATAGCCGGAGACCCGGTATCCGGTGGCCGAGAGCAATAAAAATCAAAGCAGCTAGAACCCCGACAAACAAATAAGTGGCCGGCCCACCTATCTCAAACTTAATGATTTTTTGCTGGGCGTCAACCTCAGCAGAAAGGTGGGTATCTAAACTTGAACCAGGTCTCATAATGAACTGACATAATTATACGGTTTTTATCCGGGGAAGTCAATACAGAAACCGCAAGTTAACATAATACCGGATTATGGTGTTTCGCCCCTTTCCTTGTTAATGTAAAAATAAAAA